GTTTGCTTTACATCCGCAACGTTGGCAATTGCTCCACTATTTCTTCCCTTTATTGTCTTGAAGAGGAAGTTGAAAATGTCGGTGGAACCTGGGTCACCTATAAGCGCGGCGCGAATGACAGTTTCTTTTAGGTAATTACCATCTGAAACTCTTAGAATCTCATCGCCTGGATATGTAATCTCAATATCTTGCCCATACAGAGTCTTCATGAAGTATCTGTATGCGTGCTCTTGCCCCTTGGACAAGTAGAAATCGCGAATTCTTTTTGCTAATTCTCTCTTATTACCAGTGAATGAAGATGGAATAGCTGCGTATAACTCTTCTTTTAGATATGTCTCAAACTGGTCTACCGTATTATTCAAATCACGATAGTTTGTCAGTTGCGCAGTATGACGAAGAACGTTATCTTTCAGTGATAATAGTCTAGCTTGCGCACCTGATGTCTGCCCAACAATAGTTTCAAACTTCTCAAATGGGCGTTTACCAGTAATGAATACGATATATGACGTATTCGCTGTCTTTATTTGACTGATCGTCGCTGATGTTTTGCTAGTTTGCCCTAGTAATGCTTCACCTTGAACAAATGTTCCAGATATCATCTCTACAGTAAATTCAGTAGTATGTAACCACTGATAATAAGCCTTCATGAACTCCACAAAGGACTCTGAGTTTTCATAAACTCCTTCAGGAATTACATTTCTAAGACTAAGTGCTGGGTTTAGAGAATATATTTTCACGACTTATCTCTTTGTTACACTGATAGTATTGTCATCAATTAGATTTACTGTAACGTCTTCATCGCGAATAGTGATGATTTGTGTTCTTAGAGGAAGAATATCCATTTCAGCTGGATATGCAGTTAGTTTTAGAGTAGTTCCACCATCTGCAAAACTATCTGGAGCAAAACTAGTCAAACTAACAACACCAGTATCATAATCGACAGTGCCTACATTAGACGCAACACCAATGAAACTTGATCCAGACTTTCTGAATATTCTCATTATGCCACCATTTTCTTCCATGTAGCATGTAGTGAATCCGTTATAACTGAATTCATTTGAGATAATCTTATTACCAGAATTGAATGGATGAGATGATGGTCTCTCTGCTGTTATATTGTTTATCGGGTTTGCAAAGTCAATAGTATATGGAACACTGACTCCCAATTGAATACCAACTTCTTTTCTCATTCTCACACTTAGAACTGAACTTAGAATTGATCTCTCAGCAGTATCAATAAGTCTGGATAGTTTGGAGTATCTGAAATACTTTGAGAATCCACCCAATTCTGTGTCGTTATATTCTGTTATTTTGTTTCTTATCAGAGTGTTTAGATTTGTGGTATTCAATACGTTTTGTGTGCTATCGTATTTGATAGTAGAATCGATCAATAGGTAAATATACTCAGGATCAACTAGTTCAACGTCAATAGTCAATACCTTCTTTGGTTTCAATACATAATTGACGATTGATTCTTTTTCAGATAGAGTTAGCGAATCACCAACTTTTGGTTTGATCGCAATGAATACTTTGCCGTAGAATGGTGGATCATTATCTTCACCACCCCAGACAATAGCGGAATCTACGTTTGGTTGCTTCAGAACAAATGAAACATAATCTTCCGCAGTAATTGCTCTATTCTGAGATGCGTATGCTTTTGGTGCATTGAACTTGATTCTATCAATAGTTTCTCTCTCATCTCCGCCATATGAAGATTGAGTAACTGTAACTGCAATATCAGATACTCCAGTTACTGAAGATGCAAGAGATAATGCCTGCACATCATTAGCTAAACTACCAGAAGAAATTAGATACTCAAGATATATTAGATTGCCATTTACTAACGCGACACCTACAGTGCCGTCACCGAAGAATAATTCAAACTTACCATCTTCAACTTCTTCCAGAAAGTAAATGAGAGAATCTGATTGCAATTCAACTACATTATCTGCTTTATTGAAAATTCTTGTACTTGAATCACTCACTGAATTAATTACTCTAACCGTGAGTGTAGAAGTATCTACAGTTTCATTATTGATTAGGAATCTTTGATCGGTATCAATAATGTTTTTGATATACTTTTCTGTTACTAATCTACCTTCAATTAGAGTAACATCAGATAGAATGTATTGCCCATTGACATCGCGAACAAATGTTAATGCGGTTGGAGTTAGAAAGAAATAACTCGCATCATCAACCACAGCTTCAAATCTAGTATACTTTGGAACAGTAACTGTTGCTGGTGTTCCTGCTGATGGAGTTAGAGTTAGTGTACATACTACTCTAGCAGATGAAACTGATCTTGGTGTATAGTTTAGTGATCTGGCTAGATTTACTACTGAACTTCTTCTCTGCGCTGTTGAGAGAAATGCTTCAGTAGATACCATATTCAAATAGAATGAATTGTAGTATGTGTTATATGCAAGAACGTCAAGGATCGTAGACAATCCAGATGCGTCTAGATTATAGTCCTTGAATTGATTTTGCGACTGCAAAAATGATTTGAAATTCTCGCGAATTTCACTAAAATTCAATCCATCTAATTTTAGATCGGTAGGAGTTGCCATTTTTGAGTCTTTAGTTTGTTCTTGTTATTGTAGTATCCAGAGTCTGTAGCCCTGGAATATTTTTGATATAGTATTCGATTTTTATCTCAATACCATAATCTTCCATTGAAGACTCAATTGCAATAACTTCAGCCCTAGGCTCAAATCTCTTTATTGCTTTAGCGATATCTTCATTGATCATTGATTCAGTAATGGGATCTGCCATTTCAAACAGATATTTGTTTATATCTACTCCAAAATCTGGATAAAATGGCTTTGATCCCACTGGAGACCTTAGCAGATTGATTAGCGCAGACTTAACTGCCTTATCATCGGAAACTGGGCGAATATCACCAGTCACTGGATTTGCAATGAAATTCAGTGGAATATCGCTGTAAAAAGTTTCTGCTGCCATATGTCTCTATTTTTCTATTTATTTTACAAGAATTATTCAGCGGAATTCTTTACTTCCTGAATTTCTTTTCGGCGATCTTTGGCTAGTTTTGCGAACTCAGCCAATGCCTTTCGTGCGCGTGTTCCAGCTGCTTTGTTTCCCTTGACAACAAATTTTTCGTTGTCTTTCATGTAAGTTTCAAATAGGCTTACTAGAGTTTCATGAGTTTGTGTCATAACATTTTCCTTTTTTAGTATTGACAAAGACTTGACAAAGTGCTACACTTACTGTGTAGACTATGACAATGAATAACTATAAGAATTCATTAAGAAGCAGGTGGTGGTAGTGTTTTAGCTATTTCAATCTGTGCATCCATGGATGTTATCTTAGCTGCTAAATCACCAACACCAGTCAAATTGATTGACATAGCATTCAGCGACTTAGTATTCAAAACATCTTGATTATTCGTCGTTGTGCTATTCAAGTTCACTGTCAGAGCATTAACATTTACTGCCTTTGCACTCACAACTGAAACATTCTCTGGTGAATTTATAGTCACTTGCCCATCAGGAGATATCACTATCGATGCTCCCTTTGGATGCGATATATTTATAGTGCAATCACCAGTCAATGTGGTAGACATTTTGATATTCTGCCCACCAGATTCACTGAGTGAAATATCATGATTGCCCAAATGGTCTGACGTTGCTATTATCCTGGATCCATTCGCATGAGATATCTGCATATCTCTGGTATGAATATCAGTAACATCGTCAATCAACTCAATCAGATGCCCAGATGGAGTCTTGAATGAGAATCTATCCAGTCTGTGTGAGTATTCTTTGCCTGGTTGACCAAAGTCTTGTGGTCTGAATGGTTCACCCAGTGCGTTTGTGTATACGTGCGCGAAGTTTCTGATGTTGTCACCGTACTTGCCAAACAACTCTTCTGGCTTTGGCATGTCTTTTGGTGGTATGTGTGGAATGTATCCAAGCATCGCAGGTTCTTGTGCGTCTTTGCCGTCCAGAAAGAAACCAAACACCCACTCACCAAGTTTCAGGTGCCCGTATGCATTCACCATGTTGACAGGCAGAACAGGCACAGCCCAAGGCAACTCAGAGATGGGCACCTTGTTTATCGATGTGTCTGGATTTATATTCTCATCGACTTTGTGCTGTGGATGATAGCCAAAGATTCTAACTCTTGCGCGACCAAGAAGCATTGGATCTGCTATGTCTTCAATGACTCCTAGCCACCATATAAATCCGTCTTGCCCTAAGAACATAATTTAGCCCTTGTGTTTGAAATACTGAATTCTTCTCTCTTGATCGGCAACCCACTCATCGGATGGCTTACCTTCACCTTTGTAGTATGCAAGTGGGCGCTTAGTCTTCTTTGATACAAGTGCCCATCTACCGTCAACCATCTGAAGCATCTCTAGAATCTCGGGTCCGTATACAAGTTCTTCCCATTCATCTGATGATGCAGGAGAACTCTCAATGTAGTTTTTGAATTTCATCATAGTTGCTTGTCTATCTCTGATGTATCTAGCGCACCACCAGGCACGTTCGCTTTGATCCAATCAAACAACTGTTTCTTGACATCAGCCTCTGTCGTCATTGGTCTGCCTGGTTTTTTCAGTGTCAGATAAGTGAAATTTGAGATGACTTTGTTGCCCTTGAAATTCTTGTAGTGTTCACCTGTCTTTGGATCTACAATGAACATCGTGTTCTCTGGATTGTTGAGGATGACATAGAAGCCTCCATCAACCGTGCTAGGTAGATTTCCTGTGATCAATCCAAACACTGTACGTGCTGCGCCTGTGTGTGTCTTCAGTAGAATATCAGCAGGCACAACTCTTGCGCGTTTTGCGTTGTTCTTGATTGCGATCTCATAGTTGGTCAGAACCCATGTGATGTGGATGTCTTTTGGTTGATATCCAATCTCAATCAGCTTTGGCACGTAGTTGTTCAAGTCGCCCATGTCTGCGAATGTGGTATCAAAGATGAGGTTAGGCAGAGTGCCTTTCTTTGCACCATCAAGGATCAAGTCTAGTGTCTTGTCTTTTGCTCCTGTTGCGCGAACAAGGACATGGAGTGCATACACATGTTCAGGAGTTTTCAGGTTCAGATTTTTCAGCGACAATCCTTTGGAGATCACGGTATCGTTGATGATCTGCATGTCAGACTGCGATATCTTGCTACCGTACTTTTGCAACAAGTCTTCCATTGTGAACTTGCCCATGTCATCCAATTTCTGGAATGCAACCTTCATTGCGTCAACATCGCGAATCTTGAACTTCTCGCCGTGCATGAAGTTATCAATAGCAAAACCTTTGCCTGAACCAGCACCACCTGCAAGAAACACAATCTGCCCATAATTTTGATTTGTCCCGTAGACAATCTGTTTCTCTGCTAGAAGTGAGACTTCATAGTCTCTTTTCTGAACGTGTTCTAGGAATGTGAGTTTCATCTAAGTCTCTCTTTGTGTTATGGTTCTAGGTATAGATTATTACCGTACTTACCTCTACGATTGAATCTAGGAATATTTCTCTGAGATAGCGCAGCCGGCGCTGGTCTTTGCGCTGGGCTAGCTGCAACCACTGGAGCAGGCGGCGCTGGCACTGACACTGGTGGTGCAGGATGAGAAACTGGTGTACTTGGTACAACAGGTGAATTTCTAGAAGTATCTATAAACTCTACGTTAGTTGGTGGTGGTGAATTAGATACGTTGCTGATCATATTCTCTAGATTCAACTTACCAGAATCTTTACTCAATTCCAACTTCTTTGTATATCCAGATATAGTAAATGTATGCTGAACTGCTGTGACAAAATAAACGCCAGAATATACACCATCTGGGCGAACTACAGATGCAGTTACTTCATCTGACTTGGCTTGCATACTAGGAATAGTTAGATTGACTAAATTGCCAGCAGATAATAGATTATCACCGCCAGATATCTCTACGTTGACTCTGATATTACTGAGTAGAACACTATAGAATACATCATTTCTTATCCACTGACTCTTATTGGCTAGAATATCATGTCTAGGGCGAATCATCAATCTTTCACCGGGATACTCTGGATATGAATCGTCATAATTCATGAAGACGTTATTGTCTGTCAAGAATTTATTAGCTTTATTTGCATTCTGAATATCTTTATAATTCAACTTTGCGTCGGTGAATCTTCTTGTCAGTGGATCGACCATTCTAAGTCTAGAGTTATAGAATCCCATCATCATGTTTCCAGCATGACTGAAATTGTTTTGAATTTCCATTGAGATTACTTTTATAGCCCTAGGATCACCTGAAGTTATATGTGTAGTTTGAGGCTGATATAATAGATTTGGAACGTAATCTACACCTCTCCAATAGCCAGTGAGAAAATTGAAACCAGCGAATACGTGTGTCTTTTCTCTGAATTTGTGGAGTCTTTCAAAGAACATATAGTAATCGCCACTGTAACTGGTGCGTTTCACCAGATAATCGATGGCTTCAAATGGAGTATATCCTGGGCAAAGAAACGTTTTCTCTAGCTTGACTTTAGTATCTTCATCTTCAATATTCAACGAAATATTGGATGGCGAATCTACTTGAGAGAATAGTTTCGATACTATCTCTGAGACTTTCTTCTCTTTTGTGAATGCTTTGTATACACGCTTCTTCTTATCATTGATGCCAGACAATGAAACAAAGAATAGTTTGTATTTCAATCCATTCAAATCATTGGCGTCGATTTTAGATATTTCATGAATAATGAAGTCTGATCTAGAGATTATGATATCAGAAGAATTTGGCTTGAGAACTTTCATTCCCAATGTCTCACCGCCCGTAATATAGAATTTCTCTAGACCACCAGCAAAATCGACAACTTCAATATAGCCATTGATTGCATTAGAGAATACATCTTCGTATATCACCATGGTAGAAAGAGTTTCAATTAGAGATATCTTTCTGCCGTCTTTGATTTCAATATACAGTTCATGGAGACCATAAGTATTATTGATTCTTCTTTCTACTGCTGAAGAACCATTGGATACTATTCTCTGAACTTTACCAAGAGATTCAAATAACTTTACGTCAAATAATTCGTTCATGCAACTTCTCTCACATCGTTCAGATATTCTTGAAGTTCAACTTCAAATGATATTGCATATGAATGACTCATAACTTTGATCTGAGTTTTTGCTTTGTTGATTTTTTCTTCATAATCGTAGTATGACTCATAGTATTTTCCAGGATCAACCAACTCAAGCCATGCATCTTTTGAAATTGTAATACCGTCTGATGTGAAATAGTTTGCATAGTTTGATTGTGCATATGTCAATGATCCATACTTTTCTTCAATGTAATCTATAAAGTCTTTTGTGTTTCTTGGCCATTCATCATATACGTTTCTGATATCATTCAACATCAGAATAATATAGTCAAACTTTGGAGTGCCATATAGCTTATATGACACATAGTTTGGAGTCTCGTCGTTCTGAATAGAGTATGTGGTAGATACTACAGATCCAAATCTTGCGACATAATCTTTCAACTTTGTATAGATGCAAATATCTCTGACTTTGAGATAGTCGAAATCATTTATTCTATAGTAAACTTTTGGATAGTAATTGAACATTTAGTTATCCTAGAGTGATATTGGAATCATTAGCGTCAACAATAGCATCGCCCAATGTACGTGGCATTACTTCAGTGAGTTGAATGGTTAGATTGACTTCAGTTGGTGAACCATCTTCAAAGAATGCCATTTTCTGACCACCATAATCTACAGATACAGATTCAATTGCACATACTCTACTTCTGAATAGATGTTTTACTGTGCCTTCTGGTGTTGAGAAACTAACTCTGAACTCAGTTAGGTGTGGATATCCAAATGTGAATGAGTTACCTGCACCAGCGTCAACAGTTCCTGTTATTGTTCCACTAGTATTCATTTCACCACCTGCGCTTGTCGATACGGATCCAGCTGATGCTACTCTAAATACACCGACAATCTTTCTGATGTTTTCTGTATCTAATTTGTTCTTTGCTTTGAATGCAAAGGGGAATTGATATCTTCTGACTTGAGGTCCTTTGTATAGTAACTGCGCCATTGGATTAACTGCGCGTCTTGCATTGAATTCAAACTGACCAATATTATTCAAACCAGCAGAGCCAACGAAACCTAGAATACTACTCAATCCCTTTTTGATTGAGTATTGGAATGCTTCTGCACCAGATACGCCAGCTAGACCAATTTGATCTAGAACGTCTTGCGCTGCACCACCTTTTTGTGCTGCTGCACCCTTTTCTTGGAGTGCACCTGTTGCGAATGCACTATATGCATCACCACCAAATATATTTTCAGTTCTTGAGTAATCTGATATACCTGTGACGTTAAATAAACCAGGCATTTTTATCTGAAGAATTGGACTTGCAGAAATAGGATCACCGTATGCATTCAAGAAATTGAATGATACTTGAGGCACATTGAAACCGCTGTCATAACTAGATGGATAATAGAAAGATTTGCCAGCAGCACCAATAGACGCATATCTTCCTTCCGCTTGCCCAGCTTGCCCACCACTCGCCGACGATGGATCATAAGTTAACGAAAATGCGGTTCTAGTTGACATTTCTTCTCCCAATAAAGATATTCTATTTATATGGCATACAAAGGCAAATACAAACCACAGAATCCACAGAAATACGATGGTGACCCGACCAATATCATCTATCGGAGTTTACTTGAACGTAGATTTATGGTATACTGCGATACTAATTCTAAGATTCTAAAATGGTCTTCGGAAGAAGTAGTTATTCCGTATGTGTCTCCAATCGATAACCGATGGCACCGGTACTTTGTAGACTTCATGATCCAGTACAGAGATGCTTCAGGATCGCTCAAAACGGTCTTGGTTGAGGTCAAGCCGAAGAGTCAGACTTCGCCACCAAAGCGCCCTGACGGGAAGCCCACCAGACGGTTCCTGAACGAAGTCAAAACGTGGGGTGTGAACAGTGCCAAATGGAAGGCTGCTGGTGAATACTGCGACGACAGAAAATGGGAGTTCCGACTTATCACTGAGAAAGAATTGACATAAATATAGTCAATAACGGAGATAAAATAACATATGCTTCTATTCAAAGAGATTCTAAGAGGTGGTTTGACTGCTGGGCAAGTTCCAGCTAGAACTA